CTACCATCTAAACCTAGAATAGTTCCATTTGCTGCATGTTTGGCGACTTCTTCAATAAGCTTTCCAAGGGCAGGGGTTTTACTAAGGAAAGTAGCTTTAAGCTCTGCTCCTGCTTTTGCACTTCCACCGACAATGCTTCCAATCTTTGAATCTCCTGCCCCATAGAGGAAGGCATAGATGAAAGTTTTGGCAGCATCTCTAGTGTCAAGTCCAGCAGCCCGTTGGTTAACTGTGTGTACATCTGTACCAAGCTTTGAGCTTCCTTCACATACTGTTCTGACATAATCTTCATCCTTCATATAATGAGCAAGCATTCGGAGTTCTAGGCCGCTTGCGTCCACGCCTACTAATACATTACCTTCTTCAACACCCCAGCAGGCACGGCATTCAGGGCCATACACACTACCAGCATTAGGTATCTGAGCCATATTAGGGCCACTGTGGGTCATACGGCCCGTTACAGCCCCGTTAGTAACTACTCTACCGTGTACACGTCCATCTGCCCCTACGTGCTCCAACCAGCTTTCTATCTGAGCCACACGTTTCTGCAGCATCAAATATTCAGCAATTAGTTTAGCCTCTGGAAACTTCGCAGACGCTAAGGAGCCTTCATCAATGATGGCTTGACCCGCATCTGTAAACTTCTTAGGCTTCCATCCTAGCTCTTGGAGCTTTTCACCGATTTGCTTCCTCGAACCGGGGTTGAAAGTAACCAACATTGGCTTGAGTTGCTTGCCTGTCTTAGCGCTGATTCTTTCCACTTCATAGGCAGGCCATCGCTCTTGCATTTGTTCATATATTCTGTCCAGCTTTCCCTTGACGTCAGTAAGTAGAA